AAGTCAAGACTCTGCTATAAAAGTAGCTCAGATTGGCAAAAGCAAAAGCCCTGGTGCAAACTTAAAACAAGGAGCAGAGGACGCTCTTGAAAAAGGCAATCATAAAAAGATTGATCAAATACATCAATATGCAACGACTACTACTCCTACAGGTAGAGCAAAGAAAGTTTCCGAAGCTAAACCTAGCGCAGGTCTAAGTGCCGCTAAGAAGTCTGCTACAGTTAAGAAAGCTAAAGCAGGCGGTGACATTGGTAAGCCAGGCAAGAGTTTTGACAAAGTAGCTAAGTCAGCAGGTGGTGGTGAGAAAGGTAAGAAGATTGCCGCAGCCGCTATGTGGAAGAACATTAAAGAAACTACTGCTTACATCGAAGAAAAGAAAGCTGTAGAAAAGAAAGCTGACAAAGACTACGATGGCGATGGCAAAATCGAATCTGGTAAAGATGAGTACATGGGTAGCAAAGACAAAGCTATCAAAGCCGCAATGGGCAAGAAAGAAACTGTTAAAGAGTCTACAGACTTTGCACGTATGCAAGAACAACTAGCACGTTTGAATCGTAGTGAAACACAAACTTTAAAAGAAAGTAGTGAAGCAGATCAAATTCGTGCATTAACTCAAAAGCTATTGGGATAATACCATGGATGTTAAGATAAACGGTCTTAATTTATCAGAAGCTATTTTAAAAGAAATGGCTCCTGAAGTTGAAGAAGGCGTTCTTGGAAAATTTGCTAAAGGTGCGATTCCATTTTTAGGCGGTGCTGCCGCAGGTGTTGCCGGTGGGGTTTATAGCAAATTTCAAACAGAAAAGAATTTAGAATACAAGTTAAAACAAGATCCTAAATTTCAGGAAATTATGATAGCTCTAAAGCAACATAGCATCAATAGTCCAGAAGGCCAAGAAGCTTTTCATCAATTAAATAGCCTGCGAGTAGACTACGGTTTACCAATAATCACTGATCCTAAAGATGTATTGGTTTATCTAAATAAGATTAATACTGCTACTTCAGAAGATTATGCAGAAGAAGGTCAAAGGGATCAACAAGATCCTACAGTACGAGATCTTAATCACTTGCTCACAATTGAAAAAGAACCTTGGAAACAAAATTTAACTAAATGGCGTATACAATATTACCTCGATGGTAAGAATGATGCAGAAAATCCAAGTGTGCCGTTAGACAGTCAGGGTCATCGTAAACCAGTAGTAGATTCAGAAACTTGGATTAAACAAAATCCAACTCTAATCAGTCGTGGCCTAGTTCCAAGTGACTGCTTACCACCAACAATGCATCAACCAGGTATGCTTGATCGTTTAAAAACTGGCCTAGGCATAAACGAAGACTTAGATCGTATTAAGACTTTAAAAAATCATCTACTAGGTTAATACCATGGACATGAAGCGTATTCTACAAGCCATGGACAGCGCGGCTACTAAACCTGTAGAAGGTGTTTCTGATATGGCTAAATTTTTATCGGTCGTAGATAAAAATGCCAATGTTCAAATATTACAAGAAGGTAATCCACATAAAGTATCATTGCCAGTGCAAATGGCCATGCAACATTATCAATCACCTCAAATCGATTCTACACCAATTGTTAAAAAGAAAACCAGTATTCTAAAAGGCTATTATCAATCAGTTGAAGAAGAACTTGCAGAAGAACAAACTAGTAAACAGCAATTAATAAATCAATATGCAAGCAAAATAGCTGAACGTGTATTAATGAAAGAATCAGCAGGCGCACAACAGGCAGCCATTGCTATTGCTAAGAAAAAATCCGGCAAATACGATAAAGAAGGCAAGCGTATTAAAGAAAGTACTGTAGATCAAAATGGTACTCAGCATCATGCAGGATTTAATCCTACAGGTGGCCCGGGCATGCAAAATTATGTAGTAGACGAAACTCCGCTACATGACTTTGATAAAAATGATCCTATTAAAACAGGTGTTTCTCTCCCTGGACACAATCCTGGAACGATTGAATATCGTATTATGAGAGCCCGTAGTCAACTTAAAGATCTAGCCAGTCGTGCAGAAAGTAATGACCTACTTACATGGGAATCTATCGCTAAACATTTCCCAGAACTAGCAATGAACATGCGACTGATCGAACATGGTATACAAGAGTTGGCAGCCAAACGCAAGAAGGGCGGAAGAGGCACACATAATATTCCTAAAGAAATAGGTGAATCAAATCCTATTAAAGAAGCCAACGCTAAGAAAAAGAGTCTAAAAAATAGTAACCCATGTTGGACGGGTTACCATCCTGTAGGTACCAAAAAGAAGGGCGGACGTACCGTTCCTAACTGCGTACCAAATAAAAAATAATTTGAGCAGATAAAAATTTTTATCTATTGCTCTCTGTTGATAATTAATATATAATAGGCTATAAAGGAGACTTACATGTCAGGTAGAAATTACGGAGCAGAAGAGAAGGCTAAATTGGAACGACTAATCAACGAAGGTTCCACAGTATTACGAGAAGTTGAAGATTTACAAGAAGGCTTAAAAGAAACTGTTAAGGCAGTTGCAGAAGAACTACAAATCAAACCAAGCGTTATTAATAAAGCTATTAAGATCGCACACAAAGGCGATTGGGCGGCTTATAACGAAGATTGGGAAGAGATTGAAGCAATTTTAGATATTACTAAAAAAATCTAAATAAGTATACACAAGAAAGGTCAGCTGGCCATAAACAGCAAAGATGGTATTTGCAAGCCGTAAATTGCATGGAGAAGAAAATTTATGTCTTATGTAGACGCATGGTTTGACCGCGAAAACGATATCATCAAGATCGTTGAACGCAACAAGAAAGGCGAACGAGAATTTAGAGACATTCCGGTTCGACACACTTTCTATGTAAAAGATCCCCGAGGTAAACACACCTCAATCTATGGCGATCCCGTACAGCGGATCGTATGTAAAAATACTAAAGAACTTCGTAAAGAAATGGCCATTAACAGTGGCAAAACTATGTACGAAGCAGATATTAATCCAATCTTTGTAACACTCAGCGAAAATTATCTTAATCAAGATGCTCCAAAACTAAACGTAGCATTTTTCGATATTGAGGTAGACTTTGATCCAGAGCGTGGCTATGCTAGTCCAGACGATGCATTTATGCCCATTACTGCGATTGCTGTCTATCTACAATGGCTTGATACTATGGTATGCTTGGCTATTCCCCCTAAAAAACTTCCAATGGAGGAGGCTAAGGAAATGGTCAAAGATTTTCCTAATACATATTTGTTTGACAACGAAGCAGATTTGTTAGACATGTTCTTAGATTTGCTTAAAGATGCAGATATCATTAGTGGGTGGAATAGTGAAGGTTTCGATATTCCGTATACAACTAATCGTGTCATTAAAGTGTTATCAAAAGAAGACACAAGACGTTTTTGTTTGTTTGATCAATTTCCGAAACGTAGAGAATATGAAAAGTTTGGTCGCGATAGTGTAACCTATGATTATATTGGTCGTGTTCATTTAGACTATCTTGAACTGTATCGCAAGTACACGTATGAAGAACGCCACAGTTATAGACTTGATGCGATTGCAGAATATGAGTTAGGTAAGCGTAAAACACAATACGAAGGCACACTTGATCAACTGTACAACAATGACTTTAAGACATTCGTTGAATACAACATTAATGACTGTAAACTGCTTGATGACCTAGACAAAAAATTAAAATTTATCGATCTTGCCAATACACTGGCACATGAAAATACAGTTTTGCTACAAACCACTATGGGTGCTGTGGCAGTAACTGAACAAGCTATTATTAACGAAGCACATCGTCGAAATATGATTGTACCTAATCGTACTAAGATGGATGAAAGAGAAGATACTAATGCGGCCGGTGCTTACGTTGCTTATCCTAAAGAAGGTCTTCAAGACTGGGTAGGATCATTAGATATTAACAGTCTTTATCCTAGTGCGATTAGAGCACTTAACATGGGTCCGGAAACTATTGTTGGGCAACTACGTCCTATTATGACTGATGAATATATTGAAACTCAGCAGGCTAAAAATAAATCATTTGCCGCGGCTTGGGAAGGTATGTTTAGTACACTCGAGTATACTGCTGTTATGAATCAAGAGATTGGCACTGACATTACTATTGATTGGGAAAACGGTGACACTGATGTATTAAGTGCCGCTGAAGTTTATAGACTTATATTTGAAAGTAATCAACCTTGGATGCTCAGTGCCAATGGTACTATTTTTAGTCATGAAAACGAAGGTATTATTCCCGGACTACTTAAACGTTGGTATGCAGAACGTAAGGAGATGCAGGCCAAATTAAAGGAGGCTATAAATGCCGGTAACAAAATTGAAGAAGAGTATTGGGACAAGAGACAGTTGGTCAAAAAGATTAACCTCAATAGTCTATATGGTGCTATTCTCAATAGCGGCTGCCGTTTCTTTGACAAACGCATTGGACAATCTACTACGCTAACTGGCAGACAAATTGCCAAACACATGGCTAGTAAAGTAAATGAAATCATCACCGGTGAATATAATCACGTAGGAAAGGCAGTTATATATGGTGACACTGATAGTTGTTATTTTAGTGCTTATCGCACTCTACAGAAGGACATTGAAGCCGGACGTATTCCCTGGACCAAAGAAACAGTCATTCAACTCTACGATCAAATAGGTGAAGAAGTCAATCAAACATTCCCACAATTTATGTTAGATGCATTCCATGTGCCAAAGACTCGTGGAGAAGTTATCAAAGCAGGTCGTGAGATTGTTGGATCAAAGAGCTTGTTCATTACTAAAAAACGCTATGCTGTTCTTTACTATGACAAAGAAGGCAAGCGTACAGACCTAGATGGTAAAGCAGGAAAAATCAAGGCCATGGGCTTGGATCTCAAACGCAGTGATACTCCTGAATTTATTCAAAACTTTTTAAGCGATGTTCTTGAAATGGTGTTGATGGGTAAACCCGAACAAGAAGTTTTAGATATGATTAGTGAATTCCGTATCAAATTCAAAGCCCGTCCAGGTTGGGAAAAAGGATCACCTAAACGTGCTAATAACATTACAGAATACGAAGCCAAAGAAAAGAAACAGGGCAAGGCCAATATGCCAGGACATGTCCGTGCTAGTATCAACTGGAATACTCTTAAACGCATGTACAATGACAAATATTCAATGGCTATCACAGACGGTGCCAAAGTCATTGTATGTAAACTTAAACCTAATCCGTTAGGATTTACTAGTGTAGCATATCCAGTAGACGAACTGAGGTTACCACAGTGGTTTAAAGATCTGCCATTTGATCATGCAGAAATGGAACAAACTATTATTGATAACAAATTAGATAACTTGATTGGTGTTCTAAAGTGGGATATTAATAGTACAGAAGAAAAAAATACATTTAACAGTTTATTCGAGTTTTAATATGAAAATAATTGTAGCAGGTTACGGATTCGTTGGTAAAGCAGTTGCCAGTGCTATTGATCAAACTCATACAGTGTATGTTGTTGATCCAAAAATAAATCAGCAGACAGTAAAAGATTACACAGATGCCGACGGTGTAATCATTTGTGTTGGGACACCTAGCAATAATCTAGGAGACTGTGATGTTAGTCAAGTATATGCAGTAATGAATACTGTACCTGAGACTATGCCAGTACTGATCAAATGTACAGTACGTCCAGACTATTTGAATAAGATTGTAACAGCCTTCCCTAAACATGATATTGCCTATAGTCCAGAATTCTTACGTGCGGCAACAGCCAACGAAGACTTTGCCAATCAGGAATATATGATTTTAGGTAGAAGTAATTCTGAAAATATTTGGAGAGAATTATTCATAACTTCGCTTAAAAACCTAAATAAGATCGAACATTGTACACTAACAGAAGCAAGTATGGTCAAATATGCTACCAATTGTTTCCTAAGCGTCAAGGTAGCGTTCTTCAATCAGTTATATGATATGTGCCAAATGAATGGTGCTGATTATAATAAGGTTGTTGAACTGTTAAAACTGGACGAGCGTATTGGTGACAGCCATATGCAAGTTCCAGGACCCGATGGATCACGTGGCTTTGGCGGTGCTTGTTTCCCTAAGGATACTAATGCATTTATACACTACGCGGATAGTTTACAAATTTCACATACATTAGTAGAATCGGCAGTAAAATATAATAAACGAGTTAGAAAAACATTGACATAGTCGCAAAAACCTATATAATAACAAAACATGGAGAATCATATGAAAGACTTTTTACAAGACCTAGTAGCACATACACACAGTTTGGGCTTCCTACCTTTGGTCAAGGTTACTGCTTCTGATAAAGAAACTAAAATCGAATCAATGGCTGAAGATCGTTCAGTTATTTTAAATGCCAAAACTCACGATGCAGTAGATAACTTTGAAGGCGTGTTCGGCATGCCTAACTTGAACAAGTTAGATCTACACTTAAAATGTCCAGAATACAAAGAAGGTGCTGGCATTAGTGTTGTAACACAAGAACGTAATGGCGAAACTATTCCAACAGGATTGCATTTTCAAAATTCATTAGGCGACTTTGAGAACGACTATCGCTTTATGAATCAAGATATCATTAACGAAAAATTAAAATCAGTAAAGTACAAAGGTTCGTCATGGGAAGTTGAGTTTCAACCTACAGTGGCAAGTATCCAGCGTCTAAAATATCAAGCGGCGGCTCATACTGAAGAAACCACTTTCCAAGTCAAAACAGATAATGGTAACCTAGTGTTTAGTTTTGGTGATGCAAGTACACACGCAGGATCATTTACATTCCAAAGCGGTGTTAGTGGCAAATTAAAACAAACATGGGCATGGCCAGTTAATCAAGTACAGGCAATTTTAGGTCTAAGCGGTGACATTACTATGCGTATTGCTGATGCCGGTGCTATGCAAATCAGTGTTGATAGTGGTATCGCTGTATACGATTACATTTTACCAGCACAATCTAAATGATGACATTTGAACAGATAGCTTATGCTACTATAGCATGGTTTATAATAACCTTAATTATATATACTCATTGTAAATGGGATAATATTAAATCATGTTACAGTATGTGGCTCACTCGAGAGTACTGGACTAGCTATAATATAGTAGATGCACTCAGTTGGTTGGCAAAGGCTATGATTATAATTCCAGGATTAATCTTTGGAATACAAATATGGCAACTATATTGGATTGCGTTGGTAACATCAGTCGGATTGATATGGGCCAGCTATAAGCGATTTAGTCCGACAGTAGTTGGATTTAATACAATATGGTGTTGGATCAGTTGCATGGTGCTAGCACAACATTTGGTAAAATCATGAATAAAAATTTAACAGCTACACAAAACGATTACGCATACTTTCTTCCGGCAACATCTGGATTCTATAGTACCTTTATAGGCAAACAACGTTACGGCAATTATGTCGATCCAGTACGTCTACCTCAATCTTTTACTAACGGTGTTGAAGGTTTGAATTACCTCGAACCCGATAAAGGCATGTTCTACTATGATCATTGCTTGTATTCAGCAGGTCATGCTAATTTAGATCTGTCTAAACAAGATGACAGTGAAGATATGTTCCGTAATAGAGACCGTACAACCAGTTGGGTATTAGGCGACTCTGGAGGATTCCAGATTGGTAAAGGTGTGTGGGAAGGTGAATGGAATGATCCAAATGGCCCTGTAGTTGCACAGCGTATGGCAGAAGCAGTTGCCAAAGGTGTCGAACTAGTACCACAATTACATCCAACTGGACATCCTAAGACAGATAAGAATGGCAATCCAAAGTTTAATAAGATTGATCATGTTAAAATTTATCAAGCTAAATTAGATGCGGCACAAAAGAAGCGTGAACAAGTTCTAGCATGGATGGATACACTCATGGACTACGGTATGGTCTTAGATATTCCTGCATGGGTATGCCGTAGTCCGGCAGGTATTAAGGCTACTGGTATTTCAACTTATCAAGAAGCTGTAGAAGCTACAAAGTATAATAATGAGTATTTTATTAAACATCGCACAGGTGCTTGTAAATTCTTAAATGTATTACAAGGTGAAAATCATACCGATGCCGAACATTGGTATGATGAGATGAAAAAATTCTGTGACCCTAAGCAATATGATAAACCATTTAATGGTTGGGCGATGGGTGGACAGAATATGTGCGATGTTCATCTAGTATTAAAAAGACTAGTAACATTAAGATTTGATGGTCTCCTTGAAAAAGGTCATCAAGATTGGATGCACTTCTTGGGCACCTCTAAACTAGAGTGGGCAGTTCTTTTAACCGATATTCAACGTGCTGTTAGGAAGTACCATAATGAAAACTTTACCATCTCTTTTGATTGCGCCTCACCGTTCCTTGCTACAGCAAACGGACAAATCTATATGGCGACAGAAACCCCAAACGGTGACAAATGGGTCTACCGCATGCAGGCTTCTGCAGACGACAAAAAATATTCAACAGACACGCGACTGTTCAAAGACGCAGTAGTGCAAGACGGAATATTTGATCGTTTTGAATCTAGTCCAATTATTGATCAAGTACTAATGAAAGATATTTGTATCTATGCGCCGGGAGATCTAAATAAAGTAGGTAAAGAAGGTCGTACTAGCTGGGATAGTTTTACCTATGCAATCATGATGGGGCATAATGTTTGGATGCATTGTAATGCTGTACAAGAAGCTAATCGTCAAAGCGATGCTGGAATAATTCCTGCTATGTTAAGTGCTACTACCGCAGATAGATCCCATAGAGATTATAGCCCTGCTCCAAATAAATTTAAAGATATTGTAGATTTAATATTTTCTATCGACAACAGACAAGATGCTCTCGACCTAGTTGAATTTTACGGAGCCTATTTTGATAGCATAATCGGTACTAGAGGTAATACAGGAGATCGAATTACTAATGCTAGTGCCAAAGCAGACGAGTTTGGCTTTCCTGCGGTTGACTTTAGTGACCTAAAAACTGTAAAATCAGAGAAAGCAACACCTATCTTAAACAATTCACTATTTGAGTTTTAAAATGACAATGCCTGACGAAAGATTCCGTGCGGTAATGTATGCAAAAGAATTTCTAATTGAACTTTCTACTCCGACTATTACAAAACGTATTCCAAAAGAAATACGCCAACGTGCTTATAGTATTTTAAGACACTTCCCTGATCATAATGATTTAAAACTAGTCGAAAGGGCTTCTCCAGAAATATTCCAGGAACGCATGGAAGATGTTTATAAATTAATAAAAACTTACGAGGCTAAAAAAGATGAAACGTGAATATACAAGTGGTACAAGTGAAGAAGTAACATTCTTTATTGGTACTGAAATTGAACGTACTCCTGCATACGGTATGAAAACATTATTTGTAGTCGGAGTACAAGATGAACAAACTATTGTTAATATTGCCAAAGATAATAATTGCAGTCATATCTATTTTGGTGCTAATCAAAGTTTTCCAAGTCTTGATGTAAATGATTTTCATAGTTGGAGACCATGGGAAGACATGATCCAGTACTGCATCGATGCAGGATTTTGGTGTACATTAGACTTTGATGTTAGTCAGCATGAAGGCGTATTAGAAAGCGGATTAGTCGAATACCGTAGATTTATTCCGCAAATTAGTGTAAAATTGCCATATCTGTCTCAGTTAGGGTATAATGCTACTATTAAGATAGATGACAAGGGATTTGAAGCAACGAATCCAGGTGTATGGTGTGTACCAATTGGCGCTATTACACAACGTAAGTACTTTACCAATTGGGATGAATATACAAAAGATGAAATTATCAAATGATTATTAGACAAGACGTTCGACCAAACAAAATGATCTGGGTTACCTTCCAGAAAGAAGGCATTCATGCTTATCCAGCGGCTGCCACTGATCCAAACTTAGCAACAGGAGATGAATATGATGTATCGTTTTTGGCTACTCCTCATCGTCATATATTCCATTTTCGCGTTTGGCTTTCAGTTACC